ATCAGTTGCTAAAACTTTATCACGAGTGTGCTCATGTTCAATTGGAATTCCCATTTCAAGTTGGTGCTTCACGAAGGAAACATCAAGACGATGCTTTTTGGCAATTTGTTCAACTGTTCTATGGGATTTCAGTTGCATTTATATATTTAAGATTTCTCTTTATTATTTAGAAAACCTTGCTTAAGTAATTTTTGCAATTCGGAGGTGGATCCGACAAATACTGCATTATTAGTAACATTATTAGTTGTTTTAACAGAATCCTCTTCAATATCTTTTAATTTCTTCTGGAGATCCATCAATTTATCAGTTGTATCTGCAACACTTTTGATCAATTGTCCAGCAACTTCATATGCTCTTGGACTTCCACCTTCACCAGCAAGTTCTAGTATTCCATTAATAGCTTCTTGCCCCTTTTCAATTAATGAATATAAATTTGCCCTAGTATATTCATAATCTTTTTTTATATCTTCAGGTTCATTTGGTAAAATATCTATTTTTTGTGGTTCTTTTTCAATTTCTACAATATTACTTTCTAAGTTTAAAATTTGATCAATTGATTCATAATTGTTTTTCATAATTTATCATATATCCTGTTGTTGTGTAGGACTATAAATTTTAGAATCTGAAAAGTCCTGCCAAGTTTCACTAAATCCAAAATCATCTCCGGGATCAGCATCAATTGGATCTGGAACAACAGTATATCTCATTTCTCTTCTTGCTGTTGCAATGTTTGTATCAGTATGAATATCAACTTGAACTTTGCGAATGAGTCCTTCTGTATTATTTGCAATTGGACCAAATAGATATGCTTTTGCAGTAAAATTTAATGTATAAATTAGTGCTCTTCTAGTTGAAAAATCCCCTTCATACTCATCTTTAAATGAAATATCATCAAGAACAATTGGTATATCTCTTTTTTCTCCAATAGAATCAATTAGATCTACTGTAATATTAAATGATGGTTGAAAAAAGGGTAATATTTGCTCTATAATTTGGAGCATATCATCATTTAATTTTGTAAGTATATTCATTTGAATGCCAATATTATAAGGTACTGGCAAATATATTTTTTTTAAATTTTGATTATCAAGTGCTTTAAATGTTTGTGTAACTGTAGTTTTTCTAGATGGATCATATTGCAAAGAAACCATTTCAAATGACATTCTTGGCAAAGTAATTTGAACAGGTTTATTTAAATCCTGTTGCTGTTCCAAGCGGGCTAAGAATTTTTGCATTGGACCATATGCCAAAGGAACTCTCAGTTGTGTATATTCATTTCCATCAGCATCACTATGTTTTATATAAATTTCATTAAATACTGTTCCAAAAGCAGTAATAATTTTTCTTATTATCTGATGATAAAAATAAGTTCCTAACATTAGTAAACACCAAATGGATTTGATTCTGAGAAATCTATGATATTATCAGATTCTTGTTCAATAACATCATTTTCTTCATATTTATCAGAAGAATTGCTGACTTTATAATTTTGCAGAGTATATTTGGCCGATGTGGCACTACCAACAATGATTTCTCCAAGAGTAAAAGTTCCAGAGGTCATTCCAACTTGAAGAATTGAAGTATCAGAATCCCAAGATTTAACAGATGCTTTTGCTCCAGAAATTGAACCAGTAACTACTTCATTGAATATATAAGTTCCAATTCCTGTTGGTGAAGGTGGTTGTCCTATTAAAACTGTAGCTCCAATTCCAATACTAAATCCTTTTCCTGCATCAGAAATAAGAATTTTAGATATTGTATTGGATGTTCCAACAATTGATTTTCCATGTGCAGAATATCCACCCAACGATGGATTACTAAATGTAATCAAGGGAGAATTAATATATCCATATCCACCAGTTGTTATTGCAACATTATTAATTCCATAAGAATTGGTAACAATTTCACAAGTAGCAGCTGCACCAGATCCCCCACCACCAATAATGCTTATTGAAGGTGCCATCGTATATCCTGCACCAGTATTTGTTAAAAGTATTTCTTTAATAGCACATAATCCACTTTTACATGAAGTAATTGCGACTGCTTTAGCATTTATTCCTCCAGCTGGAGCAGAACTTATTGCAACTATTGGAGTTGATGTGTAATTATATCCATCATTATTAAGAATAATTTTTCTAACATATCCACTTGATAATCCAACAGTAGCTGTTGCTTGATAAGCGTATGGAAATAGACTTAAATCATTAATATATCCTTGATTTTTCAATACAGAATCTATTTCTGCAACAGTTGTGTTCATTCCTTCCCATCCACCAATTTCATCCTCATACTCAAATAATTCACATTGCAACTCATAAACATATAAATTTCCTAATTGATAAAATGGTTTTTCATGCTCTACAAATTTAACTTCGAATAGTCTTTTACCTAGGGGAAAATAAATTATGTCACCTTCTCTAGGTCTAGTAGTAACAGTAATTTCATCCTGATTCATTGATTCTAAAAAAGGAGATATAAAATCTTCAAATCTTTCTCTAGATATGACTATATTTAATTCATCCTTTAAACTCATTCCAAATTTTGTTAGAATATCTCCAGCACCACTATAACCATCATAAGTATTTACATATGCTTCTATCATAAAATTATCATTAAATTTTGAAGAAGTAACTTCTCTAATGATAGTTTCCTTTCTAACAAATTTTCTTGGAATATATGCAACTTCAACCCCATACATCTTCAACTGCTCGTTGATGAGTTGTTGAATCAATCTCTGTTCACTAGATGAACCTTGTTGGAAATACGGATTGAGTGCCATTATCCAATAAAATCGTAGGGTGGAAGTTCATATTCGAGTGCCATTTTTGATCTAATATCTTCTATTTCTCTTTCTGCATCATCATATATTTCTCTACCATTTAATTCAATTCCTCCAGGTAATTTAACGCCTCTAAATTTAATTAAATTCTGTCCCCATTGTCTTTTAAGTAAAGCAGTTAGATATCTCTTTATAAAACTATCATTCCAAACCTTAGTAAAATCATTAGGATCTAAAATCCTATAGCAATCAATAACTAAAAATGAATCTTTCTTTTGTGCTCCCCATTCAATATCAAGATACATTCTATTTTGTCTTTTATTAAATCTGATTTGTTTATCTGTGGTAAGTAAAAAGTCAATGTCTTCTAAGTAACTTTTTACCATTGCATATTGAAGTAGTTCTACAGAATTGAAATAATATAAATCATTTAAAAATAATTGATATTTAATACTAAACATTCCACCACTAATTGAACTAGTATCAAATTTAAATACTTTTTCTATTCCTATTACAGAATCTGGTACTTGAATATAATTTGCAGTTTCATAAAAATTAAAATTTGTTGATACACCATTAATATTGGAAGTTCCTGTAGTAGTTTTAATTCCTACTCCGTTAGTTCCTTTTCCAGTTCCTCTATCAATATCTTCCTGAGTAATTTTATATTTTAAATACATTCTTTCAACACCATCAAAATGCCTTTCATGAAAGTACTGAAGGGCATCATCAACTAAATCATCTATTTGATCGTCATCAATGTTAATTTCCAGTACAGGAGCACCTAGACGCCTTAGACAGTAATCAATTAATTCTTGTCTGGACGATGGTTTTGACATTATTTTTTTATATTCTTCTAGTTATTTATTAGTAGAGATTTATTATTCAATTTTACCAATATTTAAAATTACTTCTTGTTGCTTTAAATATAATTTGCAATACAATTTTGCAATATTTTTTAATTCTTCTATACCCAAATCTTCGATTATTCTTGCATGTTTTTCATATTCAAATAATTTGTCAATCGATTCAAGTTCAATTTCTTTCGGTTCCATTAATCAATTCTCTCAATAAAGTTTTAATTTCCAATATATCATTTTTCATATTTTCAATATCTTGTCTTTGAGATTTTCTATTTTCTAAACTATTAATATATTGGTTATAAGCAGCATTGTCCATATTAATTATAGCACCAGTGTGCTCATCCCGAAATAAATTTCTATGTCCTTCTACTGGTATCATCATACTAATGCAATTGTTCTTATATCTTTAATTCTTGGATAATGAACTTGATCTGTACCAGACATTACAATTTTAATTTTATAACCTATAAATGGTCCAATATTTGCTGCAGTATATTGATATTCTTTAAATTCATTATTCAAACTTGGTGGAACAAAGGAATCTGGCAAACCGCTATTCTTATCATAGTTAACAACATCATAGTAACCATCTAAATTATTATCAATCGTTAAATTATCATATCCAGGGAATAATTCAAAAGATTGTTCTATTTCGCTAGAATTTGGACGAATTAAACTATAAAGAACTCTAAAATCTGATGATAAATGCCTGTATGCTCCAATTATAACTTTTAAAGTATTTGAAGATTGTGATAAATTGATTGTTTTTGAAACATAAATTGCTGCATGTGGATCATTTGTGAGAGAATTTACTCTTCCATCAGAAACATAATCTGATATTGGATTATTTAATCTTGCAGATACAAATTCAGTAAATGCAGTATCCAAGAAAATCATTGGTGATAGATTATAATTTTTAGTCGAAAGATTAATTGAAGTAGTAAATGATTTATTTAAGTTCATATTTGACAAATATTGAGATTCATTTACTTCAGAGCAAACAATTCTAGTAGAAGAAAGAACATTTTCTCTATTTAATTGTATATCTTCATAACCTTGATCTATAAATGATGTTTCATTTCCATTTACACTAGTTCCGCTCACTGTTCTTATTTGTGCGCTAACAGAAGTCAATGCACCTGGAGTTGTAATATTATATATTGGCACAACAGAAGTATAAAGAATATTTTCAGTTGCTAAAACATTTGATCCACCAAGGGAAGATTGTATATTAAATGCCATTTTTGGAGCATCGGCACCAAATCCATCAATTAATCCATCATTTGATCTATCAGTTCCATTTGTAGCATCAGCAGTATTAACTTCTACATAATAACTATCAATATCTATTCCAGTATCACTTATATCATGAGTTGTGTTTATTCTTCTCAAAGATACTCCATTAACTTCATATTTGTAAATCAAAGAATTTTCGGGATGATATATTGCAACTGTAGAATCCTGAGATCTTGTAATATTTTCAAGTGATCCATAACCTACTGTTGCATATTTAATAATTTCATTATTTATTTTTACATATCCTGGATTTAAAGAACTTACTGGTACTCCTTCAAAATTGGAGAAATTAGAAGTATCTGCTATCGAAATATTTATTAAAACATCATCAATTTTAAGTGAAGATGCTAAAGATACTGGAGGAATATTTGATATAACATTACTTATTTTCAATTTATTATTATTTGCATACATTCCATGGTCAAAATGATCTACTTTAAAATAATTTCCAGCATAAATTCCCCCAACAGGAACAGAATCCCCAGAAATATAAGTTGAACCGAGAGTTACTCTATTTCCAGAATTATCATAATAAACTAATCTTGTTCCGTCATTAAATTTTTCACCTTGAACATTAGTAAGATATAAAGTATCAACAAAATTATTATTGCCCGTGACTGTAATTCTAGCATTTTCTCCCGCATTTGAACTTACAGTCGATGTGACTATCCCTACAATATCACCAACAGCATAACCATTTCCTACACTTACAACACTTGCACTCGTAATGGTGCCGTTTGCATTTGCACCAATATTTAATGTAAGTCCAGAACCACTTCCAATAATATTATAAGTTGATACTAAACTATCAGTAACATAATTTCTTCCACCAGTTGTAATTCCAATACTGGAAACTGAACTTCCTGTTCCTACAATATATCCATAATTATATGATTTAGTATTTGTACTTACCTTTCTACCAGTAGAAAGTGTGCTGATTAAATTTGTATCAGTAATTGTAGTAATTCCAACTTTAATTTTTCTTGGATAAGTTGTGATTGGATTATTAATTAAATTTCTAACATATCCATTACTCTTATCTAAAGTTGGATTATAGAAAACTGCTGTTCCACTTGATTTGGTAAAAATTGCTTTATGTAATTTAAATTTCAAATCTTGATATTGATTTGGTGTCCAAACTGATCCATTTTGCGACTTAAATAGACTTCCAATAGCAAATTGTGTTGTATATCTTATACTTTCTGCATCAGGAAGAGTTGTGGTATTAATCGTTTTTTCTCCCATTTCAGCAATCCATACTGTATACTTATCACTTTCTGGTGCCAAAATAACAACTGCATATTCATTGTTGGGCGGAAGAAATATGGGATAATCAAAAGTAAACCTTGTTGGTACAGTAGCATCTTCTGAAGTGTTAACTTCATTAGGCCTTAATGTTTTTTGATTACCTAGGTATTTTAATGTAGGTGTTCCAAGTTCAACTGTTCTAATTTGAACTGTTACTGGACTATTTCCTGGATCTTTTGTTCTAAAATAGATATCAACTGAAGTAAGAAAACATCCATTTACATCTTCAGTAAATACTTGTTTTGAAGGAGCATCAATATTTGAACCAACAATAAATGTTTGTGCAAGAGGATCAACTGGTTGTGCTTGTTGAATTACATTTGTTACATTTGTTACGTTTGTTACGTTGGTAATATCCTGTGTAATATTTGTAACAAAATTTACTTCCTCTGGAGGTAAAGTAATTTGAGATACTGCTGTTTGAGTTGTAGCTGTTAAAGTGGTAGTATTTGTAGTATTAAATGTATCTAAATTGGCACTAACAGTATTTCTTCTTACTATATCTTGATAAAGTTGTACAGTTCCTTCAGACAAGTAATTGGTTGAAGCAAATGATATATCAGTACTGCCAGGAACTGGTGTTTGATTTGTTGGACTTGATGTAATTTTATATGTTTTATTTCCACTTGAAATTCTAACAGGAGGGGGGGGAGTTGTATTAGGATCTCTTAGGAAAAATGTTCCGATTAAATCACCATTATTATCAGATATTAATCTCAAATCTTTAACATATGCAACAGCACCACTTGTTTGGCCAACTAAAGTTGCACCTATTTGTAAATAACCAGAATATTTTCCTTGAGCTTCTTCAGATAAGGAAAAAGTATCTACATTTAAAATTTTTGATGATGCACTATATGCTTGTGGTAAAGTTTCATCTCTAAAGTATGGATTAATTCCATAAGTTGTGGTTGGATCTGAAAAAGAACCAAATTTATGATCTGGTCTAGCAACTCTGAAATTTATAATACTTAATCCATTAAAATATCCTATAACAGTTTCAGCGATTGAAAATGGTTTAGATGATCCATAATTTATAAGATCAATACCATTTGAAATTTCAATTAATTTGGGTACAAAATCTACAAAACTACTTCCATCAAAAAATTGATAAAACTGTGTATGTGGTTTTAAATTTTCAATCACAAATTCAGTGTTTCTAGATCTCATGAAAGTATCATTATTACTTGAAACAAATGCTGTTTCTGAAGTTTCTGAAGTACTCGTATCACTAGATCTTGAACTGTTTGTTGTAGTGGATGTATTGCTACTTAATGTAGTAAAAGTATCTGCTACAGTAACTACTCTTCCATCAATATTTGTTCCTACACTTGATCTATTATCCACATTATTTAAAGAAACTCGATTAGTTTCCGTTTCTGTTCTGAGATTAAGAGTATTATTATGTGTAAGAACTCTTGTTGGAAGTTGTATTGTTCTAATCCAGTTATCTCTTGTGGGATTTAATTTTATTTGTCCAGAATATAATACAACATGAAATGGATTTACATTTTCTATTCTTGTTCCAAATGGTTGCTCAATCCAATCAACTTCAGTATATTGCAGTGTTATTACTCTTCCTGTTTTTTGAACATTAGAATCCAATAAATTAAAATTAGTCGATAAATCTAAATTACTAATTGATAAATCTTTAGATGGAGCAATTTGACTCTTTAAATTATTTCTAGAAATTAGTGGAGTTAACTGATTTGTGGTTTTGTTTACTTCAGAAAGAGATACATTCAAATCAACCAAAGAATCACTCTTAAAATCATCCACAAAAAATCCCGTTTTAAATCGGTTAAAACCATCTGCATCTCTAATTTGTAAAGTTTGAGTATTTAATTCAAGTAATGAAAGAGATGTAACTCTTTCTAAATTTTCTACTCTGTTTTCAATTATACCAATATCTTTCATTGTATATCTTCTATTATCAACTAGAGATATTTTTGCATCACCAGGTTTGTAAAGATAGGGTGGTAATGTAATAGTTGCCAATTCAAGTACTTCAGTATCTTTTATTGATTCTTTTGGATTTGGTGACGAAACTCCTTTTTGTACAAATAAGGCACCAAATTTATCAAGATATAACTTGTCAATTCTTCCCAAATAAAAATCATAACTAATTAGAGAACTTTCATTTGGTTTAAGAATTACTTTTGGAGATGGTGAAAAACTTCTGGAAGAAAAATCAAATGGAGATGATGAATTTGAATTAAAGTCGGATACTCTTGGTCTAAAGTCCAAAGTATCTGTTGCTCTTATTTTATCTGTACCAATTTGAGGTATATCCTTACCAAATCTATTTTGAGTATAACTAAGAACTGTAAATACGTCCCCATTATCACTACTAGAAACTGTATAGTAATCAAATACTATTAAAAGTTGTCTTGATGGTTCAGTTTCCCCTTTATTTCTTACCAATCTTGAATAATCATAATATTGTTCCCTTTGTCCTGCATCTAGTTTAAAACTGTAAGTAATATCTTTATATTTTCCAAAAATTATGCCGTCTATTTCTGCGCTAATATTTGATTCTTCAAATGTAACTAATTCATTTGGAGAAAATCTATTTGAATTTAAATAAACAATATTTAAATTATTTGGATATCCTGATGGTTTACTTACTATTCTAGCAACTGTTTTACTTTTAGTTCCAATTATATTTTCTCCAATAATTAATTATTGGAGAAAATATAATTGGAACTAAAAGTAAAACAGTTGCTAGAATAGTAAGTAAACCATCAGGATATCCAAATAATTTAAATATTGTTTATTTAAATTCAAATAGATTTTCTCCAAATGAATTAGTTACATTTGAAGAATCAAATATTAGCGCAGAAATAGACGGCATAATTTTTGGAAAATATAAAGATATTACTTACAGTTTTAAACTAGATGCAGGACAAAGGGAACAATATTATGATTATTCAAGATTGGTAAGAAATAAAGGGGAAACTGAACCATCAAGACAACTTTTAATAGTATTTGATTACTATACAGTTTCTAGTAGTGATAATGGGGACGTATTTACAGTTCTTAGTTATACTCAAAATAGATTTGGTAAGGATATACCTCAAATTGGTACAGATAAAATAAGAGCAACAGATACTTTGGACTTTAGACCAAGAGTATCCGACTTTAATTCAAATTCATCATCTCCATTTGATTTTTCTTCCAGAAGTTTTTCACCATCTCCAAAAGTAATTCTTAAACCAAATGAAAGTTCTCTAATTAGTTATGATTTTTATTTGGGAAGAATTGACAAGTTATATCTTGATAAATTTGGTGCCTTATTTGTACAAAAAGGAGTTTCGTCACCAAATCCAAAAGAATCAATAAAAGATACTGAAGTACTTGAATTGGCAACTATTACATTACCACCCTATCTTTACAAACCTGGTGATGCAAAAATATCTCTAGTTGATAATAGAAGATATACAATGAAAGATATTGGTATAATTGAAAACAGAGTAGAAAATTTAGAAAGAGTTACATCTCTTTCATTACTTGAATTAAATACTCAAACTTTACAAATTAGAGATGCAGATGGTTTTAACCGATTTAAAACGGGATTTTTTGTGGATGATTTTAAGAGTGATTCTTTGGTTGATTTGAATGTATCTCTTTCTGAAGTAAACAAAACCACAAATCAGTTAACTCCACTAATTTCTAGAAATAATTTAAAGAGTCAAATTGCTCCATCTAAAGATTTATCAATTAGTAATTTAGATTTATCGACTAATTTTAATTTATTGGATTCTAATGTTCAAAAAACAGGAAGAGTAATAACACTGCAATATACTGAAGTTGATTGGATTGAGCAACCATTTGGAACAAGAATAGAAAATGTAAATCCATTTCATGTTGTATTATATTCTGGACAAATAAAATTAAATCCCACAAGAGATAACTGGATTAGAACAATACAACTTCCAACAAGAGTTCTTACACATAATAATACTCTTAATCTCAGAACAGAAACGGAAACTAATCGAGTTTCTTTAAATAATGTGGATAATAGATCAAGTGTAGGAACAAATATTGATGGAAGAGTAGTTACTGTAGCAGATACTTTTACTACATTAAGTAGCAATACATCCACTACAACAAACAGTTCAAGATCTAGTGATACGAGTACTTCAGAAACTTCAGAAACAGCATTTGTTTCAAGTAATAATGATACTTTCATGAGATCTAGAAACACTGAATTTGTGATTGAAAATTTAAAACCACATACACAGTTTTATCAATTTTTTGATGGAAGTAGTTTTGTAGATTTTGTACCCAAATTAATTGAAATTTCAAATGGTATTGATCTTATAAATTATGGATCATCTAAACCATTTTCAATCGCTGAAACTGTTATAGGATATTTTAATGGATTAAGTATTATAAATTTCAGAGTTGCTAGACCAGATCATAAATTTGGTTCTTTTTCAGATCCAACCACAACTTATGGAATTAATCCATACTTTAGAGATGAAACTTTACCACAAGCATATAGTGCATCATCAAAAATTTTAAATGTAGATACTTTTTCCTTATCTGAAGAAGCTCAAGGAAAATATTCTGGTTATTTACAAATAGGTGCAACTTTAGTTGGCCAAACAAGTGGTGCTGTTGCATATGTTAAAGATTTGAGATTAATATCTGATAATAATGGTGATTTAATCGGAACATTTTTCCTAAGAGATCCTAATACAACTCCCCCCCCTCCTGTTAGAATTTCAAGTGGAAATAAAACATATAAAATTACATCAAGTCCAACAAATCAAACACCAGTTCCTGGCAGTACTGATATATCATTTGCTTCAACCAATTACTTGTCTGAAGGAACTGTACAACTTTATCAAGATATAGTAAGAAGAAATACTGTTAGTGCCAATTTAGATACATTTAATACTACAAATACTACCACTTTAACAGCTACAACTCAAACAGCAGTATCTCAAATTACTTTACCTCCAGAGGAAGTAAATTTTGTTACAAATATTACACAGGATATTACCAACGTAACAAACGTAACAAATGTAACAAATGTAATTCAACAAGCACAACCAGTTGATCCTCTTGCACAAACATTTATTGTTGGTTCAAATATTGATGCTCCTTCAAAACAAGTATTTACTGAAGATGTAAATGGATGTTTTCTTACTTCAGTTGATATCTATTTTAGAACAAAAGATCCAGGAAATAGTCCAGTAACAGTTCAAATTAGAACAGTTGAACTTGGAACACCTACATTAAAATACCTAGGTAATCAAAAAACATTAAGGCCTAATGAAGTTAACACTTCAGAAGATGCTACTGTACCAACAAGGTTTACTTTTGATTATCCCATATTTCTTCCGCCCAACAATGAATATGCAGTTGTTATTTTGGCACCAGAAAGTGATAAGTATACAGTATGGATTGCTGAAATGGGAGAAAAAACGATTAATACCACAACTCTTCCTGATGCAGAAAGTATAAGATATACAACACAATTTGCTATTGGAAGTCTATTTAAGTCGCAAAATGGATCAGTTTGGACACCAAATCAATATCAAGATTTGAAATTTAAATTACATAAAGCAATTTTTACCAAATCAAGTGGAACAGCAGTTTTCTATAATCCAACTTTAGATAAGAGTAATGGATATGTTAGAAATTTAATTAATAATCCAATCACAACTTATCCAAGAAAAATTAAAGTTGGAATTACTACAATTACTGATACAAATTTAATCAGCACACTTTCTACTGGTAGAAAGGTAAGTACAAATACTAAATCATATAATTATGGATATATTGTAGGAACAGGAAGTTCAGTTTCCAGTATTGGAATTACAACTGGTGGAAGAAATTATGTTACTGATAGTTTAGTATCAACTTATAATATTATTGGAAGTGGTTCTGGACTTACATTAAATATTGGTGCAAATGCAAACGGCACCATTACGAGTGCAAGTGTTGTAAGTGTAGGAAATGGTTATGCTGTTGGTGATATTGTAGGGATAGTCACATCGACTGTAAGTTCAAATGCGGGAGAAAATGCTAGAATTACAGTCACGGGCAATAATAATTTTGTTGATACTTTATATCTTACTAATGTTCAAGGTGAAAAATTTAATGACGGAACAAGATTAGTTTATTATGATAATTCTGGAAATAGAGTAACTCTCGGTTCAACTTATATTTCTGGGGATTCTGTTCCTGTTGGGGGAATTTATGCTGGAAATTATTTTAAAGTAGATCATTTTGACCATGGAATGTATGCAAATAATAATAAATTGAAAATAAGTAATGTTATATCAAATATTCCTCCAGTATCTTTAGCATCTTCACTTAAAATTGATGATGTTTTAATAAATATTTCGATAGCAGATACTTCTAATTTCTCCAATTTTGAAGGAGTACCAGTAAGTTCTTTAAATCCAGGATATGTAAAAATAAATAATGAAATTATTAAATATGCAACAGTAGGTTATGGATCACTTGAAAATATTACAAGATCTCAGGATTCTACAGTTGCAATATATCATCCCGAAAATTCTTTGATTTACAAATATGAAGTTAATGGAGTATCTTTGAGAAGAATAAACACAACTCATGATATAAGTGATACTGGAATAGATATTGATAGTTATTATGTAGAAGTTAATACTGCTGATGCTACAAATGGAACTGATAGATCAAATGATGGATTAATTGATGGATTTGGTGCCGATGCTCCAAAAATGGCATTTAATATACAATCTTCCCTTGGTGGATCAAATGTTTTAGCAACTGAAAATATTCTTTATACTTCTGTTGTGCCAATATATAATATTACAACTCCAGGTGCATTGACTTCTGTTAGCGCACAAATAAGAACAGTGAGCGGAACTAGTGTAAATGGAAATGAAACATCATTTATAGATCAAGGTTATGAAGATATACAATTAAATAGAGAAAATGTTCTTTCTTCTACTAGAATTGTTTGCTCTGAAGTAAATGAATCTCAATATTTGTCAAATATGAACTTAAATAAATCATTTACTACTTCAATTAATCTTTCGACTAAAAATTATAATCTATCACCAATGATTTTCTTGGATACTGCATTTACTGAATTTGTATCTGCAAGATTAAATAATCCAATATCAGATTATGTTTCTGATGGAAGAGTAAATTCTCTCACAAATGATCCACATGCAGCAATTTATGTTTCAAAAACAATCAATTTATCACAATCTTCAAATACTTTAAAAGTTATAATTGGAGCATACAGGCATTTATCATCAGATTTTAGAGTTCTTTATAGTTTAATTCGTCCAAATTCTAGCGAAATAGAACAATCTTTTGAATTATTCCCTGGATATGATAATTTAACGATTGATAATAATTTAGATGGTTACTATGATGTTGTTAACTATGATAAGAATAGCGGTTTGCCAGATTCCTTTGTTCCACCAAGTTTGAATAATGAATTTAAAGAATATCAATATACTGCAGCAAATATTGGACCATTTATAGGTTATAAAATTAAAATTGTAATGTCTGGTACAGATCAAGTTCATTATCCAAGAATTAAAGATATAAGAACAATTGCATTAGTATGATGATACCAGTAGAAGGACATAGAAATTTATTTCGGGATGAGCACACTGGTGCTATAATTAATATGGACAATGCTGCTTATAACCAATATATTAATAGTTTAGAAAATAGAAAATCTCAAAGACAAGATATTGAAAATATGAAAAATGATATATTGGAAATTAAAACTTTATTGAGAGAATTGATTAATGGAACCGAAAGAAATTGAACTTGAATCGATTGACAAATTATTTGAATATGAAAAACATGCAAGAATAATCGAAGATTTGGGTATAGAAGAATTAAAAAATATTGCAAAATTGTATTGCAAATTATATTTAAAGCAACAAGAAGTAATTTTAAATATTGGTAAAATTGAATAATAAATCTCTACTAATAAATAACTAGAAGAATATAAAAAAATAATGTCAAAACCATCGTCCAGACAAGAATTAATTGATTACTGTCTAAGGCGTCTAGGTGCTCCTGTACTGGAAATTAACATTGATGACGATCAAATAGATGATTTAGTTGATGATGCCCTTCAGTACTTTCATGAAAGGCATTTTGATGGTGTTGAAAGAATGTATTTAAAATATAAAATTACTCAGGAAGATATTGATAGAGGAACTGGAAAAGGAACTAACGGAGTAGGAATTAAAACTACTACAGGAACTTCCAATATTAATGGTGTATCAACAAATTTTAATTTTTATGAAACTGCAAATTATATTCAAGTACCAGATTCTGTAATAGGAATAGAAAAAGTATTTAAATTTGATACTAGTTCAATTAGTGGTGGAATGTTTAGTATTAAATATCAATTATTTTTAAATGATTTATATTATTTCAATTCTGTAGAACTACTTCAATATGCAATGGTAAAAAGTTACTTAGAAGACATTGACTTTTTACTTACCACAGATAAACAAATCAGATTTAATAAAAGACAAAATAGAATGTATCTTGATATTGAATGGGGAGCACAAAAGAAAGATTCATTTTTAGTTATTGATTGCTATAGGATTTTAGATCCTAATGATTTTACTAAGGTTTGGAATGATAGTTTTATAAAGAGATATCTAACTGCTTTACTTAAAAGACAATGGGGACAGAATTTAATTAAATTTAGAGGCGTTAAATTACCTGGAGGAATTGAATTAAATGGTAGAGAAATATATGATGATGCAGAAAGAGAAATAGAAGATATTAGATCAAAAATGGCACTCGAATATGAACTTCCACCCTACGATTTTATTGGATAATGGCACTCAATCCGTATTTCCAACAAGGTTCATCTAGTGAACAGAGATTGATTCAACAACTCATCAACGAGCAGTTGAAGATGTATGGGGTTGAAGTTGCATATATTCCAAGAAAATTTGTTAGAAAGGAAACTATCATTAGAGAAGTTACTTCTTCAAAATTTAATGATAATTTTATGATAGAAGCATATGTAAATACTTATGATGGTTATAGTGGTGCTGGAGATATTCTAACAAAATTTGGAATGAGTTTAAAGGATGAATTAAATATAGTCATATCTAGAGAAAGATTTGAAGATTTTATATCTCCTTTTTTAGAATCAATGAATCAGGATGAAATTACTGTTACTACTAGACCTAGAGAAGGTGACATAATTTATTTTCCCCTAGGTAAAAGACTATTCGAAGTTAAATTTGTAGAGCATGAAAAACCATTTTATCAATTAGGAAATTTATATGTTTATGAGTTGCAATGTGAATTATTTGAGTATGAGGATGAAATTGGTGGATGGGAAGGAATGAACACAACTGTTGCAGAAATAGATTCTGTATTGAAAAATCAAGGATATATTAATGATTTAAGTCTATTTCCATACGCTTATCAAGCAACAGCTACTGTTGGATTATCAAGTGGATATGTTAGAAAAATTATTCTTAATAATGATGGATATAATTACACATCAACTCCAATAGTTGCAATAAGTTCTGCTCCAGCTGGAGGAATAAATGCTAAAGCAGTCGCAATTACTTCATGTAAAAGTGGATTATGTGCTATTAAAGAAATACTTTTAACAAATACTGGTGCAGGATATACGATGGCACCTTCAATAAGCATTATTGGTGGTGGGGGATCTGGTGCAGCTGCTACTTGTGAAATTGTTACCAATTCTTATGGAATTAATAATGTTGCAATAACAACTGGTGGATATGGATATATTAATTCTCCCTTGATTACATTTAGTAATCCATCGTTGGGTGGATATTCTGCACATGGAAAATCAATTGTTGGAACATCCAATACAATATCTAAAATTCTTATTTCTGATGCAGGAAAAGGATTTAGTATTGGAATTGGAGCTACAGTTTTAATAGGACAACCACCTTCACCAACAGGAATTGGAACTTATATATTCAATGAAGTAGTTACTGGTTCAATTTCTGGAGCAAAAGCATCTGTTAAATCTTGGGATTCTGATACTTCAATTCTTCAAGTTGGAATGACCTCTGGAACTTTTACTCTTGGAGAAATCATTGTTGGTAGTGCCACATCGGCCAAATATACTCTGCAAAATTATAAAGTCAGCAATTCTTCTGATAAATATGAAGAAAATGATGTTATTGAACAAGAATCTGATAATATCATAGATTTCTCAGAATCAAATCCATTTGGTGTTTACTAATGTTAGGAACTTATTTTTATCATCAGATAATAAGAAAAATTATTACTGCTTTTGGAACAGTATTTAATGAAATTTATATAAAACATAGTGATGCTGATGGAAATGAATATACACAACTGAGAGTTCCTTTGGCATATGGTCCAATGCAAAAATTCTTAGCCCGCTTGGAACAGCAACAGGATTTAAATAAACCTGTTCAAATTACTTTGCCAAGAATGTCATTTGAAATGGTTTCTTTGCAATATGATCCATCTAGAAAAACTACAGTTACACAAACATTTAAAGCACTTGATAATCAAAATTTAAAAAAAATATATTTGCCAGTACCTTATAATATTGGCATTCAAATGAATATACTTACAAAATTAAATGATGATATGCTCCAAATTATAGAGCAAATATTACCCTTTTTTCAACCATCATTTAATATTACAGTAGATCTAATTGATTCTATTGGAGAAAAAAGAGATATACCAATTGTTCTTGATGATATTTCATTTAAAGATGAGTATGAAGGGGATTTTTCAACTAGAAGAGCACTAATTTATACATTAAATTTTACTGCAAAAGCATATCTATTTGGTCCAATTGCAAATAATACAGAAGGACTCATTCGCAAAGTTCAAGTTGATATTCATACTGATACAAACATTGCAACAGCAAGAAGAGAAATGAGATATACTGTTGTTCCAGATCCAATTGATGCTGATCCCGGAGATGATTTTGGATTTAGTGAAACTTGGCAGGACTTTTCAGATTCTAAAATTTATAGTCCTACACAACAACAGGATATATGATAAATTATGAAAAACAATTATGAATCAATTGATCAAATTTTAAACTTAGAAAGTAATATTGTAGAAATTGAAAAAGAACCACAAAAAATAGATATTTTACCAAATGAACCTGAAGATATAAAAAAAGATTATGAATATACTAGGGCAAATTTATATTCATTAATTGAAAAGGGGCAAGAAGCTATTAATGGAATACTAGAACTTGCTGGTGAAGGTGGAAGTCCAAGAGCATATGAAGTTGCTGGACAATTGATCAAAAGTGTTGCAGATACAACTGATAAATTGATGGATCTCCAGAAGAAATTAAAAGATATTGAAGAGGATTCTGTTAAAACAACTAATAATGTTACTAATAATGCAGTATTTGTCGGATCCACCTCCGAATTGCAAAAATTACTTAAGCAAGGTTTTCTAAATAATAAAGAGAAATCTTAAATATATAAATGCAACTGAAATCCCATAGAACAGTTGAACAAATTGCCAAAAAGCATCGTCTTGATGTTTCCTTCGTGAAGCACCAACTTGAAATGGGAATTCCAATTGAACATGAGCACACTCGTGATAAAGTTTTAGCAACTGAT